GACGGGTAGGCCGCCGCAGGGCGGTCCGCCGCCGCAGGGCGGGACGCCGATGCTTCAGGGCGAGGGTGAATTGCTGCCCAATGCGGGCGGTGGGGGGAGGCTGCAATGAGCTTTGACCGGGAGGACTTCCAAGCTCTTCTAGCGAAGCGCGCACAGCAAGCGCCCCGCGCTGGGCAGGGCGGTGAGGCTCTTCTGCAAGCCGCTGTAGAGGCAAAATATCTAACAGGTTCAGAGTATTGGGACTTGTATCTCAGGTATATTCAGAGCGCGGTTGAGCGTTCTCAGGCCGTTGAGCAGCAACTTATGTATGCCCTTGCTTCGCCGGGGCTTGTGGACCATGGGAAAATTATTGCGGTGAAGATGCAGCTTTTGGAATGCCGAGCCCGGATGCAGGCGTGGGAGTCTGCAATGGAGTTGCCGAAGCTCTTGATGGAGCGCGGAGCAGAAGTAGAGGAACTGGAAGTGCCGGGCGAGGCCGCGTGACAACTGCGAGCGTGAAGGTATTCCCGAATAAGGTGGAGACGCCCAAGCTCGTCGTTGCTAAGGATGTCGCAGAGACAATAAGCCAGTTCATGCTTGACAGACGGACAGGCAATGTGGTGTTAAATATCAAGGACGGGCAGATCATGGGCCTTCGGGTCGAGGAGATTGTCCGCGTTAAGTAGCCCAACGGTCATCGGGCAACCCGAGCCGCGCAGCGCAAGCTGTCGCGGTTTTTTGTTTTCGGGCGTATTCCGTCGGGACGCCGCCGACAAGGTTCCGCAGACCTCAACGTGCGTAAGGAGAATGACCAAATGTCTGACCCGCAAGAAGGCGAAGACGAAGCAAAGATGGTGCCGCTCGCGGCGCTTGAAGATGAGCGTCAAAAGAGACAGGCGCTTGAGAACGACGTGAACTACTTGAAGGGGCAGCAACAGCAGTTTGAGCAGCGGCTTTCAACCCCGCCGCAACAACAGCAACAGCCGCCCGCACAGCAGACATACACGCGCACTGAATTGAGCAACTTTGTTCTTGAAGGCAAGATTAATCAGGACCAAGCCGACGACATCATGGACGCTCAGTTGCAACGCAACATTGAGACTCGGATTGGCGGTAAATTGGCGTATGAAGCTAAGGAACGCGAAATTGCAAGCGCGCTCACAAGCGACTTCGACGCTTATACGAAGGCCATCCCGAACATCAGTGTTCAGGGAACGCCGGAACGCACTCGGCTTGAGGCGGAATACCGAAGGCTCACCCAGTTGGGGCAACCCGATAGTCGGGCGACCGAGGTTCTTGCTTTGAGAAGCGCGTTTGGGCCTCCTGAAACAATCAATGCCGCCAAAGAGCAGTCTGGCGGTACTTCGCATCAGGAAACAGGCGGTGGCTCGGCCCCTGGCAGCAACGACGGTGACGCCGGAAAGGGTGCGCCGTCTACCCTGACAGCAGCCGAGAAGTCGTACTACGAGGGTGCGATGAAAGAAGGTCTTTACAAGGACTGGTCCGAAGTTCGCGCGGAAATGAAATTCGCGAACCCACAAGTACGCACGCGAACAGCGGCGCGGGGTATTTGAGTTGGTCGGGATTCTGAAACAACGAACGCCAGCGGAGTCAGTTTTTGCTGGACGGAGCCCTGGTAAGGGGCGGTTGCAGACGGAAGGGAGCCATGTCATTGACTTGGCTGACCTGAAGAAAGCCATTGCTCTTTGCGACACATGCGCGCCCAAGCTCAACTGGGTCCAGCATGGCTACGTTCAAAAGCGAAACCTTCCTCGATGCGCTGGCCGTTGCGATGGATGCGATCACTTTTATCCTGCTATGCGCCTCCTTGTGCATCATTCTCTTGCCAATAACACCTAACGAGGTTCCAAAATGGAATATGCATACTCGATTGGTGGCGCGAATACCCCTCTGAAGATGAAGTTTCAGGTCAATGAGACTCTGAGCAATGCTGGAATTGTTGTTTTGGCCCCCGGTAGCGGTGATGCCGGGGTGCAAATTTCGACGACGACTAGCATGGCTAACGCAGTCGGTGTGACACTGGATACGGCGACGTATGTCACCGCCCAGCAGACCGATGGAACTTCTGCTGAACGCCAAGTCAGCGTTATCGTAACGCCTGATGCAGTGTTCCGAGCAAAAATGAGTGGTGGCGCTACCGAAAATACATCCCTTACATTGCATGATGTCACAACGGCATCAACCAATGGGTTGGTAATAACAACTGGGGATGCCCATAACAGCCCAACGATGGACGAAGGCGTGATCTGGGGTTATGACGGCGCGAATGCTGGTCAGAAACGAAAGGTTACGTCGGTTAGCTCATCGGCGGCGACGGTCACGGTGGCCTTTGATAACGATACGGTTGTTGGTGATAACTTCATCGATGCTCCGTATTGGCCGTTAGATGATACGGCGAAAACCCTCCAGACAACTACACTGCTTACTCAGGCAGACGCATCAATCGCTGTTGCGACTGGTGGGGCCGTCAAGATCATCGACTTGGAATTGCGCGACGCGAGTGATGACGGGAAGAACAAGTCGTTTGTCTTGTTCGTCCTCGATGACCACGCATTGCGTGAGACAACGTAGGAGAATCGCAGATGGCAGTTCCTCACAGTTCAGGAGCCTTCGGCGATCTTCTCGATCCGAGGTTCCAAAAAATCTTCCACGAACAGTTCACGGAGCTAAACGACATGCTCCCCGAGTTGTTCACCTTCCCACCCGGCAACGGTCGCGACACGATGAAGTGGTCCGATGTTGGCGCTTACGGGGACTGGTCACAGTTCAACGGTAGCGTTTCGTACCAGTCGGCGGCCCAGGGCTATGACACCACGGCGACTCACCTTGAGTTTGCCTCTGGCGTCCAAGTCGAGCGTAAGCTGTTCGATGATGACCAATACCACATCATGGATCAGCGGCCTTCGGGCCTAGCGACGGCGGCTCAACGGACTCGGCAAACCCACGGCGCGCGCATTCTCAACAATGCGGCGTCGGTTGACACGTTCTTCTACAACAACTCAGAGGCGGTCGCGCTGGTTAGCAATAGCCACACAACCAACTCCGGTGCGTCAACAGGGACCGGGTTTGATAATCTCGTTACGACTGCGCTTTCGGCCACCGCCCTCTCGGCGGCGCGCATTCAGATGGTCAACTTCCGCGACGATGTGGGCAACCGCATCGCTGTGGTGCCTGACGAGATTTGGATTCCGAATGACCTGTTTGAAAAGGCGTTCGAGATCGTCTCCTCGATGGGCAAGGTGGACACCGCGAACAATAACCGCAATGTCCACGAAGGCGCGTACACGATCAAGGAGTGGAACTACCTCTCCGATACGAACAACTGGTTCCTATGTGACTCAGCCATGCGCAAGCAGATGGTGTTCTGGGTCGAGCGGGTGCCGGTCGAGTTCGCATTTGCTGAGGACATCGACACCTTGATTGCCAAATGGCGCGGCTACATGCGCTATGCCAACGCTCAGATTAATTGGCGTTGGATTCTGGGCGGCATCGTTTCGTAATGATGTTGGGGCGGGCTTCGGCTCGCCCCACCCACCACGGAGAGAAGTATGGTGCAACGTGTTCTTACGGTCACGGTTAAAGGGCCGGATAAGTCTATCGACCGGGCGGTCAAGATGCTTGTTGACGCGGTTGCACCGCTTGAACAGGGGACCGCCGATACGGTGTTCACCATAATTGATGGAGCGGACCCAGTTGTTGCTGAGCCCGAGCCCGAGCGTAAGCGCAGTCGTAGTCGCAAAAAGAAGGGATAAAACAATGGCGATTAAGTATCCGCCGCGTAAGCGGTCAGTTCAGTCTGGCAAGGTTATGCCCGCGAAGTCTGCGAAGATGCAGCAATCAACCCGGACTCTCGCGACGAAGAAGGGGGGCAAGGGCAATGCCAAATCCTGACTTCTCAGATATCAACTCAGGCCGCAAGGGCCGACACGGCAACCCGCCGGATGTCGCCGCACAGCGGGGTTCGAAATCGAGCATGAACGTCAAGCCAGCATTTCCTTCGGCGACCAACGTCGGCAAGGAAGGCCCCAACAGGTCGGCTGGCGTTAAGAGAGTGAAACAGCACCCAAAAGACATCGGGCTGTAATCGGGTAAGCGGTGGTGCAATCCCACCGGGCAGCCTTAGTAGAGTCTAAGAAGCCGCTAAGGATGTTCCTAAACCAATAGGGTGAAGATATGGGTTTGACTAATTTTCCAAATGGAATTACCAGCTTCGGTATACCAGTTCTCGGTAGCGCCGGGGGGCATGTAACGACCGGCAACGTGTTCTTTGTCAGTTCGACGGCGAGCGGGTCCAGCGACGGTAATACTGGGGACTCGCCAACTGAGGCCCTAGCGACACTCGACGCCGCTATCGGTAAGACGACCGCCAACCAGGGTGACATGATCTATGTCATGCCGAACCATGCAGAGACAGTGACCGGCGCGAGCGGCATCACCTTTGATGTTGCGGGTATCACCGTCATTGGCCTTGGCGAATATAAGCAGCGCCCTCGCTTCCTCATGGACGGGGGGACTTCGGTTACGGCGATTATCTCGGCAGCCGATGTCAGCTTGCAGAACCTTGAGTTCGCCGCAGGACATGCCGATATCGTGACATGCTTCGGCGTGACAGCGACCGGCGCATGGTTCGACAAGATCATGTTCACGGACAACGTAGCAGCCGAGAACTGGCTGACGTGCGTCAAGGCGACGGGCACGACCAATAACGAGGCTGATGGCCTTAAGATTACCAACTGCGAATGGTCGAGCATCGATGGGGCAGGCGTTGAAATGTTGGAAGTCAATGCTGACATTGCCGACCTAGTGTTCAGTTCTAACTGGATTTGCCACGACGGAGCGACCGGCGTTCAGGGTATTTTGTTGGCGACCGGCAAGGATATCCAGCGAGGCCGCGTGGTGGGCAACATGCTCATCAGTGGCAGCACTTCCACCGTTGACATGCTGATTTTGACGGATACGACGGCCAACAGCGGTATCGTTGCCTACAATCTCATCGGCCACCACGACACTGCTAGTGAAATTCTCGTGGATGCCGACGGGATGCGACAGTTTGAGAATCGGGGTACGGCGACAGACACGGCCTCTGGCTACGTCTTGCCTGCCATCGACTCGTAACAGCGGAGAATAGAATGACCGATGCAAGTAACGCGGCCCAAGGCCCGGTAGCCGAAGGCCGGTTTGAATCGACAACGCAGTTGATGCGTCAGGATCAGGTCGAGGGTCAGACGGCTGAAGGCAAGCGGATTGCCGACATGCTGAATGACCCCCGTCCGCACGTTCAGGCCCAAGTCCAAGAGCGTGGGCAGGCCATCAACAATCTTCAGCGCATCAACAAGACTATTCAGGACCAGATGCCGCGTGCATATGGCCCCACTGAAATTGATGCGGCCATTTCTCGCGAAGGTCAGCTTCGTGAGAAGTGGATGGCGGGGATGCCGACCGATAGCGAGATGCGGCGTAACCCAGCAGGCGCGGTGGACAAGCATCGTGCCTGGGAAGCTCGCGCCAAGCTCGACGTTCTTGAGTGGAAGAATATCAGGCGTAGGCTTCTAGCTGGTGGGAACATTGACGCGCCATCTGATTCTAAGGACATCGCTAACATTGAGATGTTCAGGCCAGTTGGCGGCGCTCAAGAGATGAATCTGCATAACGCGCAGATTGACGGCAAGATCATGCACTACCCGCCGCAAGGCCCGGTTGTCGGGAAGCCGTTCAGCGATGACGAAATTAGCGTTCTCCGTGAGTATAGCCCGGAGACAGTCAGCCTCCTTTGCGTGGCGGATGCCGAAACCCGTGACCTCATCCATGAGGCTGTCCAGGGCATCATCAATGATAAGGCCGCTGCTGTTGCAGCGAAGATCAAGAAGGGGAAATAAATGGCCCATCCGTGGATTTTTGAATCGACGTTCGGTTCTGGGACGAATGGAGAATGGGATTCCGAGACTGATACAGCGGCTCAGTTGGATTTCCCCCATTATTCCGTACTTGCTGGGTTACCGTGGTCGGGAGCCCTGCCAAGAAGTGGGGCATATTGCGCACGTTGTTCTCTTACTGGTGGGACAGCGGATATGTACCTTGTCGAAGGCGACATAGATATCGCAGCCAATGTAGCCCGATATGTGAAATTTGATATCCAAATAGGAAAAGATTTCGTAGCCAGTGCTGATGACACGATAAATATTTTCGAGGCTTTGGCATCAAGCACTGTAGAAGCGACATTTGGACTAAGAATTGTCGCGGCAACAGATGCAGTGAATTTTGGGATCGGTGAGACAGCGCCAACTGCTTTCGGCCCTGATATTCGTAAGGGCGTTTGGTACACAGTCGAACTTACCATCAATATCGATGAAGATGGTGAGGATGATGGAACGATTGACATTATTGTTACGGCTGAAGACGAGCCATACAACAGTGACGCATATATAGCTCAGGTAGACTCGCTCGATCAGGGGGCGGTGACCCAGGGACGTTTCGGATGTCAAGATCATCTAGCGACGACGAGAGGGACAATCCTTCTTGATAATTTTGTCATGGATGATGCGCGCATGTATCCAACGCGGCGTTTCAAAACAGAGAGAACCTTTACAAAGACTGACCATGCATGGGTTGGCCCCGGCGTTCTCCATAGGGCATCTCTTGATACTGTGACATCCGGCAACATCATTCGTTTGTTTGATACGGACAATGCTGAGGTATTGGAGGAACTCGGCTACGTCATTGAAATAGACGCCGATACTGCCGCAGAGCAAGTTCAGATTTTTGGCAAGGATGGCATTCAGTTTCAGAGGGGCTGTTACGTCCAAATGACTGGAACAAATCCGATAGGGACAGTTAATTTTACGCCTCGCTATAACTCATCGGCACAAATCCGCCACTACGGACAAAATCGCAGGCGCAATCTTTTATAGGAGGTCGCTGTGGGTGCTACTACCCAATTAACCGATTTCAGTGACCTCTACACGGATTTACAAAATCGTGTTCGCGAGACGACAGGCGTCACGGCGACGCAGAACATCGCGAAGCGCTACATCAATATCGCTCTGCATGACATGCACATCGGCAACGGGGAGAAATTCCCGTGGGCGCAGCGTGAAGATGTCCTGCGCACGCAGACGACCTATTCAACGGGGACGCTGGTCGCTACCAAGGGCAGTACGACGATCACAGGGACAGGTACTCTGTGGAACACTAACAACGATTTCTCCGTCAAAAATATGCGCACCACGGGGAAAATTCTTATTGACGGCAGCCCTGAGATTTATTCCATCACGGCTGTTGCGTCGGACACGTCGGCGACAATCTCAGACCCGTTTATTGATACGACGACGACAGCATCGACGTACAAATATTACGAGGATGAGTACGCGCTGGCGTCTGACTTCTTGCGCCCAATGGACCTTCAGGTGTTTGACACGCGCCAAGAGATTGACCTGATTGGGCGTACTGAGTTCCGCCGTCGCTACCCGCGCCCTGACAGCTTTGGCAAGCCTGTTGTCGCGACCATCGTGGACAGGCCGTTCGTGTCGAACACAACGCCTGTGCGCTACGTCAAGTTCTGGCGTTTACCCGATGATGTCTTCCTTATCCCATATGCCTATGTAACTAATAATTTTGCCGTAACATCTGGCGGTACGCAGCAGACGCAGTTTTCGTCTGACAGTGATGAGCCCATTGTGCCGCTCATCTACAGACATGCCATTGTTCTTCACGCGCTCTATCACTGGTATCGCGACCGTAAGAACGACAACCGCAGCCAAGAGGCCAAGGCTGAATATGTTGATCTTATCCTGCGCATCACGGGTGATGCAGAAGTTGGTTCTAGCCATCCGCAGCTTCAGCCGCGCATCTCCAGTTATGTTCGGCGCGCTCGCGCGCCCTATGCGAGACGTGGCGGTCGCTACATCGTCGGCGATGCCTTTGACCAACTGAGGCAATAATATGCCCGGTCAATTCATTCAGCATACGTTCGCGGGGGGCTGGGCGCGCGATCTAGGCCCGACGACGGACGTGGCTCCGGGTCGCGATGCGTTCGTCGAGATACCCTTCTTGTGGGTAGCAGACAATGTTCTCTATGAACTTGATGGTGGGCCTCATACGGTGCCCGGCACATCAAAGATAAACTCGTCGGCGCTTCAATCGGGGGCTGCTATTCGCGGGTGCTTTGATTACTGGATCACAGGTACATCGGGTTCGCCTGAGCAGCATCGCATTGTCTATGTCGATACGACCGTCAAAAGTGACGACGCTAATGGCACCTTCACGAATCGTTTCACTGGGTTGGTTGCCAATGCTGTTCCGTCATTTTCGACGTTCGATGACATTCTCATTATTGCTTACGACTCGTCCGACACTCCTGACTCTTGGGATGGCTCGACGGCGCAAACTTTAGCGGGGTCGCCGCCCAACTTCGCTTTCAGCGTGTCACACAAGAATCGCCAGTGGGCCGCAGGGGTCAATGCTAACCCGTCATCGCTTTTCTATTCCGTGTCAGTTAACCCGGAGGATTGGACGGGTTCGGGTTCCGGCTCTATCGTGATCGATCCATCTGACGGGGATAGGATTACGGGGCTCATCAGCCATAAAGACGAACTCTGGGTATTCAAAGGACCACATAAGGGGTCTATACATCGGATAACGGGCAGCGCCCCGACTGGTGACGATGCGTTCGCCCGCAAGACCTTCATCGAAGGCGTAGGCAGCGTCAACCATAATGGCATTTTTAAGTTCAAGGATGACATCGGGTTTGTCTCGCCCGACGGCTCTATCCGAAGTTTATCAGTGACAAGCGAGTTTGGCGACTTGCGCGAGGCTGCCTTGTCCTGGCCCATTGACCGATATCTTGCTGAGGAATTGAAGCACGACACTCTTAAGGAGTGCTGGGCTGTTAGTGACACGCACCGGGCCTACATCGCAGTGCCTGTGCAGGAAAGTGCGACTAACAACCAAGTCTTGGTTATGGACTACAGGTTTAATCCCGTTCGTTGGTCGGCCCTGCCAGCGTTTGGCTCAGCGTTTGGCCCGACATCAATGATGTTCGCATCAGACCCCGGTAACAATAATGACCACCGCATGTTCTTCGGCGGCAACGATGGGTTCCTGCGGCGCAGCGGCGTTACGGTGTTTAGCATTGACGGCTCGACGAATATCCCGTTCAAGGTCGTCACGCCATACTTGAACTACCGGATTTCCAAACAACTGAAAACCATCGAAGACATTTCTCTGGGCATCAACCCTGCTAACGAGGACGATATCACTGTTGGCTACATCCGCGATGGCGAAGCCGAACAAACGGTGACTATCACACAGACCGGCGCTGCTGTACTGGGCAGCTTCACGCTGGGTAGTTCTAAGCTGGGCGGCGGGCGCTTTGTGGACATCTTCGACAATACGACGACCGGCGAGTTTCGTGCCATTCAGTACCGGGTGCAGACCGGCACACTGAACGAGGAGCTTGAGCTTCATACGATTGGTGCGACGATTGTCGGTGGTGACTTCGCGGTGGAGAATTAAATGGCATTATCACGGGTTAAGACATGGAGTTCTGGCGAGACGCTTACGGCGTCAGACCTGAATGCCGAGTTCAACAATATCCTGAACAATCCGGTGTCGTTGGTTTCGCCATTAACGGGGGCGATTGATCTTAACGGTCAGGAACTGATCTTTGATGCGGATGCCGATACTTCAATCACGGCGGACAGTGATGATGTTTTAGATTTTAAGATAGCTGGAACAGACGGCTTCTTTATTGGGCATGGCACAGGCAATACCGTTGGTTTTCTGCATGTTGACCCTGGCGCATTTACTGCGACGGCGACAACAGATATTGGGCTTTTGCGCATCGGTAATTCAAATGCTGTAACAGTGCCATCCGGCACGACAGCAGTGGCAGCAGGTATCTACGTAGAAGCGCCAAATTGGACAGCAACAGGTACGATTACAAATACAGCGTCTCTTTACATTGCTGGTGCTGCGACTGAAGGCTCGAATGATTACGCGGTTTGGGTTGATGATGGCGCGGTACAAATCGATAGCACATTAACTGTTGGCGGCGCCGTTACACTTACGACAGATTTGGGAGTTGCGAGTGGGGGAACAGGAGCCTCGACTCACACTGATGGCGGCCTTCTTATCGGAAAGGGAACGGCGGCGTTCGAGAACACCGGCGTTTTAGCTGACGGCACTATCGTGGTTGGCGACGGCACAACCAACCCAGCGACACTTGCGGCGTTCTCCTCATCGACTGGCACTCTGAATGTTGCAAAGGGAGGGACTGGCGCAAGCTCACTGACCAACGGCGGCATCCTGCTTGGTTCCGGCACTAACGCAGTAACCGCTATGAGCGTTCTGGCGGATGGAAATATTGTCATTGGAGATGGCACGACAGACCCCGTGGCCCTTGCGGCATTCTCGTCATCGACAGGAACTTTGAAAGCGGCGAATGGTGGGACCGGAGCGTCCACGCTTACCGACGGCGGCGTGCTTTTGGGCTCAGGGACGAACGCCGTTACGGCGATGAGCGTTCTTGCTGACAGTGAGATGATCGTCGGTAACGGCTCGACTGACCCCGTGGCTGAATCGGGTGCGACCCTGCGAACATCAATAGGTGTAGGCACTGGGGACAGCCCCCAATTCACAAGCCTGACATTGACCGGGTTTGAATACCTGTCGATGACTACGGGGATTACTGCTGGTACGACACAGTCGCAAGCTGGCGCAACAGCACTTACAACTCAAACGAATCGTGTCACGGCATCTGGCACCGATGCAGATGCGGTCAAGCTCCCGACAGCGGTGGCGAATGCTCTTGTAACGATCATTAACGATGACGCAGCGCAGACGATAGCCGTCTGGCCGAATACAGGCGACACGATAGACGGCGAAAGTGCGAACGCAGTTGACCCCAACACGCTTGCGGCAGGGAACAGCAGAACGTATCTCGCCTATGACGCCACGAACTGGGTCACTGTAACCAATGCGCCTTCTACTGCATTCGAGCCAGATGGCGCGGTGACGTTTAACAACAGCGCCGCTGACGTTGATTTTCTCGTCAAAACTGACAACAACTCGTCCGCGTTCACGATCAACGGCGGTGGTCATTCTGGAACAGGCCAAGCGGCGTTCGGGGGCGCGGTTGACGCAACAGCTTCATGGCTGTTTGATCGACAGGCTTTTACCCACGCCGCTGACACAAGTTTTTCGACTGTACGGATTAACCGGACAGGTGCAGTCACGATCCCAAGTGGCACAGCTGCTATTGTCTCGTCATTATCAGTATCAGAACCTCACATAACTGCCACCGGAACAGTTACCAAGGCGGCGAGCGTCTATATCGCCAGTGTGCCGACGGAAGGGAGTAGCAACTACGCGCTGTTAGTTGAAGCGGGTAACGCATTAATCGCTGGGTCGGTTACTAGTTCAACTCAGGTAGTTGGCAACACAACTGGAAACCCGGATGGTGTCGTTCTAGGGAAGAGCACAAATGCTTCCCAGACTAATTCTAATGTCAGGACTGAAAGTGACAAGAGTGCTGATAATAATTTTACTGCCATCACTTGTGAAGTAGATAGTGACGGTAGCCCCAACCTTATCTTTCGAGTCGGTGGTGGTGGTGTTGTAACCGCCGATGGTTCGATCACGGGTTGTGGCGCTGATTACCAAGAACTTTTTGAAACTGTCAGTGGAGAGAGATATCCACTGGG